ATACAGCTCTGCAAGACCTGCGTGGGCCTGGGGCGTATACGCCTCCCAGGAGTAGGACAGCCACCGCCGATGGAGCGCCGCGATCCGCTGGCCCTCCGGCCCGGCGGGGTCTGCGCCCGCTTTCACAGCGGCGGACAGGGCCTGGAGGAGCGCGTCCCCCAGGGACTTCCACTGGGCATACTCCTCCTGGGTGAGGGCCAGGACGCAGGCATTGGCCCGGTCCACCTCCGCGTCTCCGTATTTCTGCCGGATTTCGGCGCCGTAGGCGGCCTCATTGGCGGCCACGGCATTGCGTTTGAACGCTTCAAATTTCTCATGATCGGTCATTTTCGTTCCTCCTTTGGCATCGTCGATGGTCCTCTGGACAGTCAGGATCAGCGCGTCCAGCCGGACCCGGCGGGCCTTCAGCTCTGCCAGATGGCTCTGCAGCGCCGCCTGGCGGTCAAAGGCCGGGTCATCCAGAATGGTCCGGATGGAGGCCAGGTCCAGTCCCAGCTCCCGGTAGAACAGGATGTCCTGGGCGCCTGTCCACATGGCATCCCACCGGATGTTCGCATGGACACCCTCCCGGCAGGTGGCTTCCACTTCGTCGATAGCAAACCGGCCCGCAAAAGAGCGGTCTCCCAGAATTTTCACCGTACCATCAATGGTAACTGTCGTCTCCCCGGCCGACACCCCTTCCGCATTGTATACGGTGGCCGGCACTTCCAAAGAGACCTCCCGGAGGAACACCCCGGCCCGGTCCAGAATTGCAAAGAGGACAAAGCCCGCCATCAGCAAAGCACAGGTGCCGCCCAGCACCTGCCTCCACCTTCTCCGGGTCCGCTCCTTTGCCTGCCGGGCCAGAAAGGCCAGGGCCTGCCGGATCGTCGGCTCCGGTTCCGGCGCTGTCCCCCGCTCCCCCCGCAGCAGATCCAGCACGCCCAGCCCCAAAGCATCCGCCAGGGGCTCCAGCAGGGAGATGTCCGGGAACCCGGCTCCCGGTTCACGCAGTTAAAGATACGGGCTTGGAAAGCTGGTCTATATTGCCGACAAAGCGGTAAAAGATTTCGATTTCCTGGACCCGGTTTCCCTCGCCGTCTTTGACTGCCTCATGGATCAGGATTTTTTCTATCATGCCATTCAGCACATCGGCGGTCAACTCGTTCAAGTCGGTGTATTGTCTCACCAGATCAACCCACTTCTCCGTGTTTACCACCTGTTCCCTTGCTGTTTCAAGCTGGGAATTGAGTGCTGTAATTTTGGCCTCTAGTTGTTCCTGTTCCTCCTGGTACTTTTGGGAGAGCATAGAGAAATTCCTTGCCGTGATGATTTCCGAAACCCGATCCTCGTATAGCTTTGCTAACAGGTTATCTAAATCCGAGAGCCGTTTTTCTGCCCGCTTTTTCTCCGCTATCACTCGTTTGTCCCTGGCCTCCTGTTCACGGTTGGAGGACTGCAACAGGCGGTTTATTACGGCTTGTTCGTCCTGGTGAACAGCGGCGATCCAGAAACGCAGACGGGAGAGAACATAGGAATAGAGCACATCGTAACGGACATAGTGATTAGAGCAAAGCCCGGTCCCCTGGCCGTATCTGCTACAAGTAAAATAACTGAATGGGCGGCTCACGGTCTTATTGGTGGCGAAACGCATGGACCACCCGCAGTCAGCACACTTGACAAGGCCGGAGAAAATTTGTGTGGTCTGGTCCTTCATGGAGCGGCGGCGTGTTGCAATCTGCTCTTGTACCCGGTCAAAAACATCTCTTGAAATGATGGCCTCATGGGTATTCTCGATCTTCACCCACTCGCTGGGGTCCTTGCGAATACGCCTCTTATTCTTGTAAGAGATATTCGTTTCCCGGTAGTGAACGGAGTTGCCGATATAGGTTTCATCTTTCAAAATGCTTTTGACTTGGGCGATGGTCCAGGCGTAACGCTTGCTTTCCGGCTGATCCTCGAAGATATGGGCGAATGTGCCGTATCTCTGGAAGTTCAGCCATGAGGCGGTGGGAATTTGCTCTTGCGTCAATATCTTGCAGATTTTAGCGGCCCCGGCTCCATGATGGGCAAGATCATAAATCGTGTCGATGATCCAGCGGGTTTCCTCGTCGATCAACAGATGATTTTTATTATCCGGGTCCTTGCGGTAGCCGATAGGAGCATAGGCAAAAATGCGTTGCCCCTTGGCGAACTTGGCCTTGAAAGCGGCTTTCACCTTGCGGCTGGTGTCCTTGGCAAACCACTCATTGAACAGGTTCTTGAACGGCACAAAATCAGACAGGCCCTTGTCGGTGTCCTCGTTGTCGGTCACGGCGATGTAACGAATACCACGCTCCGGGAAGTCGAACTCCAAATAGTAGTCCATCTGTATGTGTTCCCGTCCAAACCGGGACAAGTCCTTGGTGACAATGCAGTTAATTTTGCCGCTGTCCACGTCGTTCATCATGCGCTTAAAGTCCGGGCGGTCAAAATTGGTGCCGCTCCACCCGTCGTCAACGTATTCATCTACAACGTGCAAACGGTTCTCCTTGGCGTACTGCTGTAAAATCGTGCGCTGGGTTTCAATACTAACGCTGTCTCCATATTCTTCATCGTCACGGGAGAGGCGCAGGTACAAAGCTGTATTATAAACGTGCTGTTTCATCTAAAAAAACCTCCTTGTAGGAAACAGCCCCCACGCTTACAATACTCTTTGCTACTAAAAGAATTATATCATAAACGTGGGGGAAAATCAATATTTTATTGAAATATCAGGCATTTTTACTGATAAAATCTTTTGATTTTGATAAAATCAATTCCTCCAGAATTGCGTCAACCTGTTTCCCGTTAGAGGCAAAATGCTCCGTGATCTTGATACGGGTATTCCCGATCTGGAAATACTGCTGACCGTCTGGCGTGGTGATTATTTCACCTTGTTTTGTGTGCATGGTGTACCTCCTGCCGGAGATACGCCTTGTGGGTGACTTGTTATAGTGGGTTACTTTGTGGGCGGCGATCTTGCCGGGCTTAAAAGAATTATTCTTTGATAATAGCGGGCATGGACAAATAACCGCCGATTGCCTCTAGGTGCCGATGGTAGGCTGACCAGTCGGCATCGTTCTTGATGGCGTTTAAGTTGGTCTGGATCAACTCAGCCAAGAGGGCCGGGGCTTTCTTGCGCCGTACCAGGGCCAGGGCTTTCGGAAACATCTCTGCGGCGGCGGTTTGACGGGCCTCAAAGGGGAGCGTCTTTTTCTTTGCCTTTTTCATCTCCCGCAGAAGTGCGTTGAAATCGGAGGGGCGCAGGGGGGCAAGGGCGGCGGCGATCTGCTGGGCCTGGGAGCCGACGAACTCAGGGCGAAGATACTTGTCCCCCTTGTCGGTGGTGGCATAGTAGCCCCCGGAAAGATAGCCGTCGGGGAGGCCGGGAGCGGCGGGTGTTGCCTGGGTGGTGCTGGTGGTGTCCACGGCGGGGGCCTGCTCCGTGACAGGCTCCCCGGTGGCGGTGTTGGTGGTGTCGTTAATCATAGTTTTTTCCTCCTTATTTTTTGGGGGGATATTTCCCCTCTCTGGTTATAAGGCTACCACAGTAGGGCAGGGAGAGCCATGCCAGGAGCGGCAAGGTTTATTGCCATTTCAGCAACGTCAAAATGGGAGGCCAAATTGCTCCGGGGGTGTTTTCTCGTCCTCAATCTCCTTGACCCAATCGGGCACAGGTTTAGGCGGTGGAAATATGTAGTCCAGGGCGGGGCCGTGATCCGTGGGGGGCTTGTCCTGGTGGTACTCAATCACATGATGAATACGGCGGAGAAAGGCTTTCCATGTGGCCGGTTCATTCTCCTGCACATTTCGATATTGCTCAGAGAGGTCTATATTAGATATGAGATAGACCGTGGTATAGCAGGCTTGCCGATTGGCATATCTTGCGGGGAGTGCCAGGGGGTACCCGTCAAGATAGTCCAGCATATCCCCCACCATGAGAGAGGACCGAAACTCGTCAAAACAAATCACCGGCTCCTGGGCGTAACGGTCAAAAGGGTGCTGGTAATCTGTGACACGGTAGACATTAGAATAGCCGTGTTTCTCCATTACCCCCCTTGTCTTGCCTGTTGCTGTGGGGCCGAATATATATGTAACATCTAAGTGTCGAAACTCGTTTCGGTATCTGGCCTCTAAAATATCCTGTCTGATTTTGTCCATCTTTCCGATATGCAGGGCAAGGTCTGGATTTTGGGCCATGATCTCGGCGTTGCTCATGCCGTCCGCTATCATTTCATA